GATGGGGGCCCATGCGTAGTTCCCTGTACGCCTCGTAGACTTTGAGGGGCCTTCCCCCTAACTTCGTGTGTGTGTTGACACCTTCTATCATCTCAACTCTCAAAGTGCCGTGAGCGTGCTTAAAATGCGTCATTTGCAAAGCTATTGTATTTCGTAGTGATGTTTGTTAACTTCCATAGATGCCGTTCACTCTGGTCAATCTTATGTTGATTCATTAATTCACCAAACAACTGTTCTTTCTCTGCAATGTTTCCAAACATCGTACAACTGATTGTTTTACCTGCTCTGGTTGCGCTTACTTCAAATAGTCCTATCATGTTGTTGTATCTTGTTTAGTTCGTATTGGTAATAGTTAGCTGCTTGTAATTCATTTGTGAAGAAACCTAAGTGTTTAGTTTTGCCATTGATTCTGATAGTAGATTTCCACTTAGTTGATTTATTACACCAACTTACTCCAGTGTAATTGCTTGTGCCTTTTTTATCTTTAGATAGATTTTCTCTTTGTGTTATTAACTGAAGATTATCTAATCTATTGTTTAATGGATTGTTGTCTATGTGGTCTACAACTATCTTATTACCATTTGGAACGTGATTTAAAAAAGCTATTGCAAGAAGCTGATGCACTTGAATTTTTTTTTCGTAACCTTTATTAAATAAACTAACTGCAAAATATCCATGACTATTTTTAGTAAATTTTAATAATCTATCTCTTACACATCCTTTCCTTTTCAAACTCTTAACATTACCAAAGTTAGATACCTCGTATAAACCTTCATAACCTTTGACTGCTCTATATTCTTCTATCATCTCAATTGCATTTTACTTTTAAAGTCTTTCACCACCTCATCAATACCAACTTCATGGATGTGTTCACTGATTGCGTGCATCTCAACTAACTCACGAATCTTTGCTTGTTGTTCACCTATCTTAAATAGGTAGGTAGCAAGTAGGTCTTCATAAGTATCTAAGTCTATTGCCTGCTTGTGTGCAAGGTTCAATAGGTTATCTAAGTTGTTTAGGTGTTTGGTCTGTTCTGTTTTATCACCGGTGTATTTACTTAACTTAATCTTCATCTCCCTTATTGATCTTTCGCCTTCCTTAAAGATGAAAGGTTTGTTTAATGTTTCTTTTGCTTCTTGTGTGGTCATATCTTCATGTAGTTTAATATGTGTCTTATTACGTCAACAGTCCATCCATTGCCCAACATCTTGTATCTTTGTGAATCACTTACATGGTTAGTGTAATTGTCTTTTACTGTTTGAAGTCTTTCGCATTCTGTTGGTGTTAGTCTCCGTATTCTTGTAGTATTAATAATTGTACTTCCTTTTGGTAATTGTGCGCATAAAGCAGGGCTTATGCCATCCACATCATAAATCCTATTCTGTTGGTATGGCTGCTTACCACCACTTTCTGTACTTGGGTTTAATTGCTTTACTTTTCTTATCTCCACCGCATTTGTAATTTTAACTAAATTATCTTTCTGAACAGTAGTTAGTGAATTGCTTTTATCAGTTCCATTTGTTTCAAGTTTTTGCTCAATATTACCTTTTTCACCTCTGCCTCTCATTGCTACAATCTCCACCGCATTTGTTGTTCCGGTTGATAAACGTGGCATTGTATTGTGAACTATTACTGAATTGTCTGTTGCTGCTAATGCTGCATTTGCTCTTAGGCAAGCTGCTTTCTTGTTTCCTTCTGTTGGCTTCCAATTAAATCCAGTTTGATTTTTTTCTTCAATATGTCTTTTGTTATGTGCCAAAAATCCATTAATCATTTTCTCACTAAGATAATACTTTTCATCCACTTCACTTTCTAATACATCTTTCAATAGTATTCCTTTGTCCTTTGGTTGTTCAATTGTGCTTTGTGGGTATCCAAATAATCCTGCTGGTTCTAATCCTATGTTTGTCCAATACAATCTTTGTCTGTTCTGTGCTGATAGTAGTGAAGAATTAATCATTATAGGATTCACACCTATTGCCCTGCTCAATATCTTTTCCCATTTCTCACCCATCATAACATTTTCAAGTAAGAAGTACTTAGGCTTACACTCATACATTAATCGCATGTACTCCCAGAATAAATACGACTGACCTTCAAACTCAAACCCTTCTGATTTTAATTGAAGGTAATGGTCTAAGGTCAATATCTCTTGTTCATCTTTTGTTGCCATTCCTTTGCGTTTACCTGCAAAGCTAAATGATTGACATGGTGAACCACCAATTAATAAATCAATCTTAGGTAATGAATAACCATCTACATCAACCACACTTCCTATTTGTTTAGTGTTTGGATAATTTGCCATTGTTACTGTGATAGCATATTTGTCAATCTCTGATGCAAAGTAATTATCTACCTTGATTCCGTTTCTGTCAAGTGCTTGTTGGCCGCAACTCATGCCATCGAATAAACTTAGTACATTCATTGTGTTATTAGTTTTATTGATTCAACTTTGTATTCACCTCTCTTATCTTTTAACTTATCTATTTTCTTTGATAACTTTTGTTTTAATGCTTCCAGTGCTTCCGGTTCATCTTTGCCGCAGGATCTCATTACATTGGTAACATAGTGATGTTGATTGTAATTAATTACCACCTCATATTGATAATGATTATTATTGTTAATATAATCTAAGATCCTTTGTATGTTCATTGATTCTATTTTCATACTACAAATACTTTCTTTTTTTCTAACATCTCTACTAATTCTGGAATACCATTGTTGTCAATCACAATGTCAAATGATTGGAACTGCAAGCCCCTTGTATCGTTTGCGCTTATTGTGCTTCTGTTGTGTTCTGTTCCGTGCTTCTCTATCTTCAATACTGTTTCTGCCTTCTGTGCTAACATGGTGCCGATGTGGCCCCTTGCTTTACCATCGGATGCATTCTCATGTAGTATGCAACTGCAATGAATGTTATATTCTTTTGTGATGTGCATAATCCATTGTACCAACTCGCTGCATTCTTTTAGGTCATTGAAATCATATAAGAGATCCACAATACCATCTATTAAAATATAACTGATTGTTCCTTTGTGGCCCTTAAGAAAGTGTTCAATCAGTTCTTTACGTTCTGTTGGCGTACTGTCTCTGAATGCAAAGTAATAGAAATTATTTGAACCGGCCATGTATTCAATCCTTTGATTAGTCTTTTGTGCATGGTATGCGCTTTGTTCTGTATCGAATATGGCTAAGGTTGTACCGGTTGGTGCAGTTGAAACTAATATGTCAAACTTATTTGGATTCAATAAGCTAACCGCTATTGACGATGTGAAGAAAGTCTTTTTACTTTTCTGCCTGCCTTGAATCAAACTAAGATCACCCAGTGAGAATATAGGAATATGGATTGAACTGGTTCCGCTTCTTTGTGAAACTGATAAAAGTGTTGGTTGCTTCTGTATAACCTTACTTGGATCAAGTCTTGTTTCATACAGTTTGTTTGTGAGTGCCGTTAATTTATCCATTGATTCTTTCATTCAATTCTGTTTCCGCTTGATAAACCATTGCTTCTCTTTCTGGATTACGATCCAACCATTTTTTTGTGGCTTGAATTATCCTATCAATTTGATATACCCCATCTTTGCTTTTCTTTCTTAATGCGCTTATTGAATAAATAGTGTCACTCCAGAATGTATCAACACCTTTTTCTTTGTCGATACCTGCCTGAAGAAACATTTTAATTGCGATTAAGTGTGTAACTGGAACCTTATCGTTCTCAATTAGTAAACGAATTACTTTTGTCCAATCACTTACGATTGCATTCTCTAAACTTTTAGATCCTTTGTAATTATAAAAGGTATTATGAAATGACTTTGCAATATAAAAATATAGCGCGTTCTCACCTTCAGGTGGAACTAAAGACTCTTTAATAGTTACATTTACATTTACATTATCAGTTGATTCCGTTAAACACTCTTCAACGTTCGTTGATTTCGTTAAACGTTCGTTGATTATGTTTAACACTCCTATTATGTACTTGTTTTCGTTGTCTATTGATAACTTATATTCGTACTTATCTTTGTATTTTTTAAGTGATTTGGTATTAAAATTAATAATACTTTGCTCAAATTTAGATAATGCACTGCTAATTCCTGCTAATGATTTTTGATTTAATTTTTCTTCCCACTTATTAAGGTCACGTTTTAATTGTCTTTTAATTGGTTCAAATGAAATGTCAACAATAAGATCATCCGTAATTGGATTCTCATCATTAACATAAGCCAATAAATGTTTAAATAGTAATCCGGCTTTGTCATCCGGTAGTTTGTTTACGGTGTGAATTAGATCACAGTAAAGTACAAATGATTTTTTGTTTAACGCCATTGTAGTGTTTTTTTAATTTTATAAAAGGGGTTATAGGAAACACTACTAACCCTAACAACTGTTGCTGCTATTTCAACCCCTTCGTAAGTTCTTTTTAATTGCATTGTAGTGTTTTACTTATTACAAATATACTCTTTCTTTTACCTCTTATCTACCTATTTATATTTTGTCAATAACTTATTTAGCCTCAACCGTTAATTCACCAATTGGTGTACTTAAAACATCGTGATCAATAGAATCCATTATGACATTAAAGTTGTGAATTATTCTTTCGTGTGCCTCTGGATCCATATCTTCCAGAATGTAACTTTGTTTTGCGGCCCAGTCTTCAATGCTTCTTATAGCCTTTTTAAAGCCATTGTTGGGCATATCAACCTGATCAATGATAGTAAGTAACCTCACTGTGCTGATGTATAATTCAATTGCTGGTTTCATTTGTTCTTGTTAGTTTGTATTTGTTTAACTTGTTTTTATCTATCTTATAGCCTATTTCTTTAAATGAATGCAGATACCTGTACACGCTTCTTTGTGATATGTTCAAGTATCTGGCCATTGTGTGAATGCCTCTGGGCTTGGTCTCCATCATCTGCATCATTTTAATAAGCCTAATAAATCTCCTTTGGTTACTCATAATTTTCTTTGTAGTATTGTTCTGCACCTTTATCCATTGACTCACTTTCAATAAATCCTTGTGCATAAGCATCTATTATCTGCTGCTTTTCCATTTCTTTGGCTTCTCTATACACTACAAGATTTTTATAATCTCGTGTTACTAATAAACCTTGATTTGCTAATTTTTCAAATGCAATGTCCACTGCTGTTTGTTGTTTATTGTTCATAAATCTATCTTTTCGTTTAGTTCCATAATTGCGTTATCTATTGCCCCTTGAGGCCATCCTGCACACAACAATAAGTTGTTAAAAGTATTTATCATCTCTGTGGCGTCTAAGTCATCGCCTGTGGTTTCAATGGAGTACGTAACTCCGTAATGTTTAAGTGTTATTGTCATTTTAATATGTTATCTAATTTTATTGCTGAATCTGTAAAAGTTCTTACGTAATTAATAAAGTTGTCATCGGTAAATGTTTCTTTGTCGTAGCTTACTAATGGGGTTAGTTTAGTATCTGAACCATAAAGTACCGCTATGTAAACCCGATTAAAATCCATTTCATCATCTAAGTAAGATACAAAGGTTGCTGCGTTTTGGTCTAAAATTGCAGGAGCTTGTATTGTGTCAAGTGTAATTGTCATTTGTTTATTATTTTATATTCTTTTGGGTATATTGTTTAACTTTTCGCCAGTATTGCATTGTTTTGGGTATATTATGACCGTTGTAGCCACCATTCCATACCCTCGCTATCTGCTCATCGCTTGCACCTTTAAGATGTGAGCGTATTACGTTGAACATCTCAATGCTTTTTGTTTTGTTCCAACGATCTTTTAACGTGTATTTGTCTTCACCTAACAACCTATTAACCTCACGCACCATGATAGGACGTATTTGTAGCACGCCTACCGCATTTTCTTTCTCATTGTATGCCATACTATCAAAATTAGATTCAACGGCCATCACGGCGTTTAAAAGTGTATCTATTGCAACGGGTTGTTCTGTTGGTTTATCGTACATCATAGATTGTGTGCTGATAAATGCCAAAAGTAATAAGGATAAGATTGTTTGTTTCATGGTGTTAAATTAATGGGGAGGTTTTACGCTCCCCGTGTTGGTTAAATTGTAAAAATATATCCTTTTGGGAATTTTTTTTTGCATTCAGATCCTACAGCCATAACCCAAGCATCATTGTATTGATTTTGGTCATTTGCAGGATAAAAACTTCCACCATAAATTGAATTAACAAAGAATTTTGGATTTGTTATTGATTTACCGCAACATGGGCAATGCTCTAAATTTTTTTCGTATGCTCTTTCAACATTTTTTTGATAAGTATCAAAATTAGTTATTTCAATGCGAATAATGTTTTGCGGTTCGATTTCTGTGTTGTTCATGTTTTTTCCGTTTATGTTACCACAAATGTACATTCAAACTATGTGCAACTATCACATTGATATAATTATTTTCATTTTTCTTTCTTATTTGGAATCAATCAAAATAATACAGATTAAAAATACACCTATTAATATAGTTAAATTTGCAGCATGATTAAAAACAATATACTACTTGTTGGCTTTATCGTTGGCATCCTGCTGATGGTAATTATAGTCAACCTAACCCAGTGCCGAAAACCTGCACCGCCATCGGATCCAATTGAACAAATTGATTCCATTAAATCACGAATTGACACAATACAAATAACTAAAATTAAAACCATAACCAAATTAAAAACAAAAATACAATATGAAACAAGTATTATTTCTCGCACTTCTGACAGTGGCCAAATTATCATTCGCGCAAACCTCCGTGACACCATTGACTTCTATTTGCATACAAGATAGCATTCACACACCGGTTGAACTTTACAAAGCCGACAACATCCGTTTGAATACGTTATATCGTGAACTGCAACTTTGTGATTCACTTCGTATATTAGAACTGTATGAATTGGAAGATCAAAAAGCAATCACAGAAAAGTACAAAAAGAGTTTAGACTTGAAAACCCAAATGTTAAAAAACTCTGCTGCTGATACACGTGACAAGATTCTAAAACTAAGAAGAACACAAAGCAATTTATCTTGGGCCATTGTTGCGGTTGTATTTGAGGCCTTTATAATTTATATTAAGTAATACTTAAAGTAAAATGAACATAAAAGAAAAGAAGTGCAAAGGACAAAACAAAGCAATCAATTTTGATGGATGTGGTGGGCTTGTATTAGTACGTACGTATGGACTATGTTCAAAGTGTTATGATAGCTGGCTGAAAACAACACCGGAAGGCAAAGAACAGTTATACAAGCACGCTTTAAAACATGTCACAAATATTCGAAAAATCAAGACAGAATTAAAGACTAAAAACAAAGAACAATTAAAAACACGATCCGACTGGCAGAAAGATGTGCAGGTTAAAATCAACAAAATAATCAGGTTAATTGACCATGATCAAAAGTGCATTGCATCCGGTAAGCATTCAGCCATTAATGATGCAGGCCATTACTATGGAAGATTAGCACACCCAACACTGGCATTCCATGCACACAACATATTCCAACAGTCACGTCATTCCAATAGCTACAAAGGTGGTGATGATAAGCGTTATCGTGAAGGCTTGATTGATACCTTTGGTGTAGATTACTTGAATTGGATTGAATCACTTCCTGCACACCCTTTGATTAAGTTGAACGTGAATGATTTGAAAGATTTGAATCTAAGGTTGAATGATTACATCAAAACAGTTGATAAAGTTTTAAGATCACCGAATGAAAGGATTACAGAACGTAACCGGTTAAACGAGTATTTAGGAATCTACCAAAAAGAACTAAGTTATTATTTATAATCATTCTAATGATGTTGCATATAGTTATACAATTATATTTGCATTAATATAAACAACATGAACCACGAACTAAACAACCTGCAAAATGACTTTAATCGTTCGCGTGATTTGTCATTGATTAACTGCTTTCTGATTGCAGAAACAATCCCACATGTGGATGGTGATTACATCCTGACTACATTCAGCAAGTACCAAGACCAAGACCAGTATTTGATTTGTTGCCTTGAAGATAACCATGACATGCGCATTCTTTTGGATGTGTTCATTGACACCGGTGAATTTATTGACTGGATAGTTGACAATGACCTGCACCATCAGGAAGATGATGAATACAATCCATTTAGTAGCTTTGGACACGATTCAATTAAGCGTGAATTAGAATTTTGTGATTATTGCAATGCTCATAATGTTCTTCGATACTTGCAGGAAGGTGGTAAACGTAAAGTAAAATATACAAGATAGAATTAAATTGCATTTAATGAAAGACATTTTAGAACAAACCCGAAAGAAACCATTTAGGGGCATTCAAAAACGAATTGCAGACCAATTGGGCATACACCCTCAGACAGTAAACAATGCCTTACTTGGCAGGCTTGTACGAATGGATCAAGCAACCAGAGAAGAAATCATCAGACTTTTTAAATACGAATATTCACAAATACAGAAACAAATTAAAAATTAAAACAATGGCACTATCAGACAAAAACACAGAAACAAAAAAAGTAAAAATGAAATTAAGTAAATTCCAAAAATACTTATTAGTTAAAGCACTTAAAAACGAAACCGACAAAATTCAATTAGAGTTAGAAAATAATAATTCAGAAATTATAAGGGAATCAATAGGAGATTTATTATTTCAATACATGGAAATTCATAACCAAATTAAAAAATAAAAACAATGGCAATTATCGCAACAAACACCGCAACATCATTTGATCGTGAACCTATCGCAGCCGGCAGCTATGCCGCACGATGTTACTCAATGATACAATTAGGCACCAACGAAGAAAACATTCAAGGTGTATCTAAGAAACTAAACAAGGTACGGATCACATGGGAATTACCCACAGAAACCAAAGTATTCAGAGAAGAAAATGGAGAACAACCGCTTGTTATTAGTAAGGAGTTTACACTTTCAATGCACGAAAAATCAACCCTTCGCCAATTCTTGGAATCATGGCGTGGCAAAACATTCACAGAAAAGGAAGCATTGTCTTTTGATGTTACTGCATTAATCGGTAAGCCTTGCCTAATTTCTATTAGTCACAAAGTAGCAAAGAATGGCAACACGTATGCTAACTTAACCGGTGTTAACTTACTACCTAAAGGTATGGAATGCCCTGCACAAATTAACCCTGATCAAGTCCTTGCATTTGATGACTTTAATGAAAATGTGTTTAATTCATTACCAGACTTCTTAAAAGATAAGATTGTAAGCAGTGATGAATTTAAGGCCATGTCAAAGCCTAATGAAATACCAGTGGATGAATCGGATGACATACCATTTTAAAATAAGATTTTAATGATTGACAAATTACACGAAGATGCATTTAATGGCAACCAGAACACACTGGTTGCTTATGCAAAAGCAAAGACCATTCTAAACCATTACACCAAATTAGTAAAAGAAATGGAAGAGTTGGCCCAAGATGAAGCAGATTTGTATGAACCGCGCTTTGAATTGGAAGGCTTTGAATTTGAGAAAAGAAACGGAAGGACAATGTATGATTTTAAACACATACAACAATGGCAAGAATTGGACAATGCACGAAAGGATCTTGAAAACGATTTAAAAAATGCGTTAAAACTAAAAGGTAAGATACAAATGGCAGATGAAGATGGTGCAGAAATTGAATTGCCCAAAGTAAGCTATACAAAAGATTCGTTGATTATAAAAAGCAAATGACCTTTGACCTTTCAAATAATTACGATGTGAACAAGGCCGAGATTAAATTCAAGGCCTTGATTGCATCCGGTAAGAAGATAGAACTGAAAGAAATCAAACAAAAACGATCACTGTCACAGAATAAATACTTTCACGTTGTTGTGACCTTATACGCTATTGCTTATGGAAGTACACTGGAAGAAGCCAAAACCGATTTAAAGCGCGACTATGGGCTTATTTATGAAAAGAAAGGTAAGAAGTACCTAATGAGCAGCGCAGACCTTGACAGTCTTATAATGACTCAATTTATAGACTACATAAGAACCAAAGCAGCCAAAGAACTAAACACATACATTCCAACAAGCGAAGAATATTTGATTAATCACTTTGCAATTGACAAAGAAATAAACACACACAAAGAATATTTATGAATTTAAAAGAGATAAAAAAAGAACTAAGCCATCACAAACAGTTGCTCACATCAATGGGCATCTACATAAACGAATGCGAAGACCGCCTAAAAAAGAACGGATACATGCACGAACGTATCCTGCAACTAAGAACAAAACACAACATTCAACACCAAAATAACCAGTACATGCGCTTGGCCAATGGGCATGAGATTACATTTGATTTGCTTATGGATGTGGTGTCTTTTTATTATCAGCAAGAACCAGAACTAATTAAAGGCCATTGCAGGAAGAGAAAGTACGTGACACCACGTCACATGTTCGCTTACCTTTCAAAACAATACCTGCCTAATATTGCCCTTACTGACATTGGTGCATACTTATGTGGCCGCGATCATTCAAGTGTTATACATGGCCAACAATCCATACAGAACTTTTTAGGATTTGATAAGAAAACACAACGCGATTATTCTTGTATCATTCAGCTACTAAATGCCAAGATTAGACAAGCGTAATTATTTAGAATCAGTCTAAACGTGATAAAATAGTTTTGCATATAGTTTGTACATTATATTTGCATCAGATTAAAAGATAAAAACATGAACGTAAAAGCAAACTACCAAAAAAGAACATTCACAATTACAACTGAATCAAACAAGTATCGCACATCTAAATTTTCAAAAGATGAATTTGAAGATATGGATAACAACACGCCATCTGATTGGAAGATTTTTTTATCACACTCAAATTCTTATTTTTTAGTAAAATGAAAGAAATGATTTTTAGAGTTGGCACAATGTTTATGCCAATGGGATTTGCGGTTTCACTTGTTGATGAACCAGTCTATGCAAGTATCACGTTTTTGATTGGATTTATTTCCCTTCTTGAACTTATAGATTTAAAAAAGAATAATAAAATTAAACTTTAAAGTTAACTATTGAGCAACAACATGCGGTTATCGGAGTAATATGGTAACCGCTTTTAATTAAAAAAAACTAAAATGAAAATAAACACTTGGAATAATTACAAAAAAGGTAAGTATTTATTAACTATTTTAATATCTACTAGCATAAAATATGGAGGCGAATTTGGTATTATCTGGGAAAAAAACCCAGCTTTTACAATGTATCGAAAATGTTGGCAGTTTAGAATATGTCTAGGATGGTTTAATTTATACCTTTATAAATTTGAGAATGAAAGTGAAAATAATTTAGTGTAGTAAAATTCCAACATTAACCACGTTATGATGTATTAATGTATGAATTATACTACTTATTGCACAATAAACCTTATCAATATATTGTGCAGTTTAAATTTATACTAAGAGTATAATTACATTCCCAAAAGTAAACAAGTGCATAAAGTTTTAGGAAAAATTCATGCAGTTTGCCTCAGAACAAATGCGTAAAACGTGCAATCTGGCCGTGTTCTTTTGAATGAAGAAACCCTTCAATTGCTTTTGGTGCGTGTTGGTATCCGTTACGATGATGCCAAGAGTCCGTGCCACTTGGTGACCTTAATGATTCAACTGTCACACCTTGATAATCTTTTGAGGTCTTGTGATGCACGTGGTGTGTGTAAACGTACCGGTGTTTAGTTGTTCCCCAGTCATTTGATTCCACTGCCATAAGTAATGGTAAATCCTGCGGCTTTGCACCATCCCCATGTGTGGTTCCAATTAAGGATGTACCATAAGCAAAGTATTTACGGTGTGCAATTGAACAGTCAAAGGTTATGTTTTTGTTGTTTCTAAACCAAGAACTAATAACATCGGCCAAAAAAAACCCACTTTGATAATCGTGATTTGATGGATTAAAAGTGAAATGTACATCAGCAACTGGAATCAACATCTCAAGAACATCCACATACACCTGCTTTGCTTTTAAAAAATTACTATACCACATTCCATCCGTATCTTGTGGTGTGCCTGATGTCGTTTGTCTTCTTGGACTATCAATGTGCAGAATATCGTTACCACCAATAAATAGTATCTTATCTATGTTATACCCTTGCGACTTATCTATAATGCCTTGTACCCCCTCTAAAACGCGTCTAACGGCAATGTTTGTATCATAGTCTTCACCCGTTTCAAATGCTTCACATAATTTGCCAATGTGAACATCAGCCGGATCAATAACTAATAAGTGACTATCCTTTGATTTGTTCCTTTTTATAGTTGGATATTTAGGCGAATAGTTTTTTAATTCAGCAACTAATTTATCACGTATTTGATCATAAGACACCGCACCTTCATAGTCTGGATTGGTGAAGAATAAAGAAGTGTCTTTTGTTTTTACCCAACCATGCTTTACGTCTTTGGTCGGTACACCTGCATCTTCACAATAGTCATCAATCTTTGAAATATAAAGTGTATAATGGTCTTTAATTGTTAATGGAGATTTGCCAACAACACCACCTATTCGATTGTAGTAATCTTTTTTGAACTCATTTAATTTTCTTGGATTTGCGGCAAATGCTTCAAAGGTTATGTCATATTGACTCATGTTATGTGTGTGTGTGTTTATTTTCTTAATTGAAAGTGCATCCAGTCGTAATTCTTTTCTATTCCTAAACTTATAAATCCGTGCCTATAAAATATATCAATCATCTTTTGGTACTCTGGGCGTGCAAAGCGTGCAGTCTTTGCGGTTTCTTTTAATTTGTTTCTTGCCGGATCTAAATCAATTGCTATTGCCCAAGCGTGTGTAGACCAACTTGTTCCCCCTCGCATTTTTCTGTAATTAAAACACCCACCAAATAAGTCAATGCCAAGTCTTTCAATCTCTGCCATTCCATACTCAGCCAATAAATCATTGAACACGTTTAGAAATGGTTCTGCGGCTAACTTATGGCATCTCATTTTAGAAACTTTAGTATCTACATCCCACGCCAAACGCATTGGATAAGGTAAAAGTATTGTGGTCAAATAACCTTCGCCAGTTTCATTTGGCTTTCCGTACTTTTTAACAATGTCGTTTGTGGTCATCATTATAATTCCTTTTTAACGTCTTTTAGTTTTACAATGATAGCCTTTATCTTATCAATAAACGAATAGCCTTTAACCTTAATCCAAGACTCATCCATACTCTTTACCTCTACGGATAGCAAAACTAAAGCAATTACCTTTGTAGAGATAAACTCAACGCTTACCACGCTCGTTGTTAATCCGTTTATTATAAATACATCAGAGGCATATACGAGCATCACCACCGCAATATAACTAACTAACTTAGGTATTAAGCCATTCCGAAACATCTTACTTGTAATAGGCTCTTTTAGGCTTTTAGCTTTCCAAACTCCAAAGCAAGTGTCAATAATAGTAGCAAGTGCCACCATTAGGATTATACCCTTAATTGGGGCAAAGAATAAAATCAATGCGGTTAATATGCTACTCAGGTAAATCTTCATCCTTCTCTTTTATTAGAACTAAGCGGAGTGCGTCTACTATCTGAATAGCTTCATCTAAATTGTAACAACCCTTAGAGATTGCAATGTTTAGTGCATTGTAAATTACGTTCTTTGCTTCTTTCATAAATTAATTAAAGTTAGGTGGTAGGTCTATGTTTTGTGGGCTGACTGGTGGATTAATTTCGCTGTTAATCATACCTGCTACGCTTGCCTGTAAGTTGTTTACACCATCTTCGCCCAACTGTGATTGTATCCACGATACTACTAAAGTGTTAGTAAGGTCTGCATAAGGAACAAATGTCGCACCCTGTACTACTTCAAACTGTGCTGAATTAGAAAGTTCTGCTGTATATTCCTGTCCGCCACTTTGCTCTATTCCTGTTACTGTGTATAGTGCTGTCACTACGTAATCTGTTTCTGTACCCTCATCTAAGGTAAAAAGGTTTGTTACTTGCCAATTGTATATCATATTTTTATGCTAAAAGTATTTTTCTTGCTACCCCGTTGATTACTACGTTCCAAACATTTGCGCTTGTGTTTATTTCTGCCGCTACTGCTCCCGCGTTTACTGCTGCCGTTCCTATTACAAATTGATTGTTTGCTGTTGCTACCGCATCACGACCGATAATTGTAGAACCGTTAAAGTTGCCACTTTGAGTATTATAACCTATTGCTGTGTTGCTTATTCCTGATACGTTATTTTGCATTGCTCGAAAACCAACTGCCACATTTTCTCTGCCTGTAGTGTTATTAAACATTGTTTCTGTTCCTAAAGCAGTATTTGCATTTCCTGTATTTTGAAATAGTGATTGAGTGCCTAAAGCCATATTATTTGACCCCGTAACATTTAATTTTAACGCTTGGTATCCTATTGCTACGTTATTGTTACCTGTAGTATTTGCTTCAAAACTTTGTGAACCTATTGCCGTATTTTGAGCACCTGTAGTTGTTGAATCCGATGATTGAAAACCTAATGCTGTATTATTTGCACCTGTACTAGCCAATAACGCTTGGTAACCAATAGCTGTTATGCCTGTGCCTGTGGTGTTAGCTTTAGCCGCTTCGTAACCTACTGCTACGTTATTAGATGCTGTGTTGTTTTCTAATGCTTGTCTACCAATAGCAGTATTATTACTACCCGTGCTGTTAAATTGTAACGCTTGAGCTCCGTTAGCGGTGTTGTTAGTGCCTGTAGTATTAGCTGTCAAAGCATTATTACCTAAAGCCGTATTATTTGACCCTGTGCTGTTACTATCTAAAGCACCATCACCAAAAGCCGTATTAGTTGCAACTGCACCTGCTCCTAAATTTGTTACGCTTGTTGTGCTTAATAACAGTGGGCTTGCATTGCCCTCTCCATCTGTTACCGCTCTTAGCGTAGCATCTAATGGAGTATTAATGGTGGAATCTAAGTTTAGTATCCCCTTGTAATTTGTGCCTATATTTTGACTTAATAAATTTGCCATATTTTTATATTTTTATTTTTTAACCCCAAGTTTCTGTTGTTGCGCTTCCCCAATTTTGAGCCGTTGCCGTACCCCAAATAAAAGCAGCGAATGGAGGTGTGCCACTTTCTACAATTGTGCCGTATTGGTACCCGTACCCGTACATTTTAAAGTTTGATTAAAAGTACTGAACCGCTTGCAAGTGTTACCGTTTTAAGTGCTTTTCCGCTTGCTGGTGCAATGATCATTCCTTTGGTTATGGTCTTGCCACTAATGCCCCATTCAGTCAACACGTTGTTGTCATCTGTGTCAGTTAACGCGCTAAATACGCAATCAGCATTTACAACTAAATAGCGGTAATTTGTGCTATTTGTTCCGGTTATTGTGCTATCTACAAACTTGCCACCCTTAAGTGCAACTAATTCTTCTATTGTCATTTTCTTTTTATGTTAAATTTTCTCTAATACTATATTCCATAATAACGCGCGCGCACTGGCTTGAGTTATCAAATAAGATTTCTTGATTACTTAATAGTGTTTGGTCTATTCTTTTACTTCCTACCGTTCCTTTGTATCGGTAAAGGATTGTTTCAATTGCATCCGCTATGTTTGATGCTTGCAGGAATCCACCATTACCATCTTTGGCTTTTGATGCGTAAATGTTTATTTCTACATCATGGTTAATTATTGAATAACCATCCTTAAAGTTTTCTGGCGTGCTTCGTTCCGTGATTACAATACGCGGAAACAAGTTTTCTTGTGGTGCTAACCCGTAATTTAAATGCTCTACAATTCCGGTAATTGCAGGAACATTTAGAAGTTGATATATTGCACCGCCTATCATTGATTGCAAATATCTTTAATTGACTTTTGTTGTTGATGTAATTATTTTAACATTCTTTGTATAGCAATGCTATTTGAACTTTGTTTCGCGG